TATATAGGGCAATATGCTAACTGATGTTTGTGTAATGTACTGACATTGCTACAAACCAATGGGGTTACAGTAACAATATTCAATCATTACAGTTACTTAGGAGACCGACCGAAAGACGAAAAGCCCCCCAAAGGGGGAAGGGGGGAATAAATGGCGAGACGTTTGTTTCGATTCGTCTCTGTTTCAATTAACAACAATCTAGAAGAAAGGGAAATGTTATGCCTAGATTAACTATTGATTCTTTCTTTGACTCAAAAGATGGGTCAAAGTACATTGCTACTGTCAAATTCGGCAACGATATCAAAGATATCAGACACATCTACAAGACCGAACTGGTCAAAGCTGAGATGTCCAAGACGACCAAGGAACACTTGGTTCGTTGGTTCAAGAGAACTGCTGATAACCACCTCTACTGGAGAAATCGTTGGCAACAGTCTGGTCAGTCATCAAAGATGGGCAAGGCTACGAAGAAGTACAACCTCTGCATGGAGTGTTTATCTCAGCTTACTGGCGAAGACTACAACGTAGCTCCAAAGCCAGTAGCTAAACCCAAAGCTACGAAGAAAGTTACCAAGAAGCAAGATGCTTCGGTTGAGGCTTTCTTGAAAGCTAACCCAGCAATCGCTGAAATGTTCAAAGCATTCAACGCTAAGTAAATCACTCAAGGCTAGGGATTAAGTTCCCTAGCCTGATTTTTTTTTGCCTTGAGATGTTGGTTTGTCAAGGTACTGCAACAACAAGCAGTATCTTGCTTAACCAACAACAACAGGAGTATGCTATGGACTACTACAACGAAGGCTTTTCATCACTATCAATCACACCAGTCAACAAGACTGACGAGTCGCCTTGGTCGACAACAATCGGTCAAGACTGTGTGTCGTTGAACGTCAGTATGGCAAAGTTTTTGATACCAAGACTTCGGTTCTTGGCACAGTATAGTCACTCCGTACCACCACAGTTCACACCGAACAAGTGGAGAACTCATCTGCTTGAGAAAGCCGAGATGCTTGAATCTTGGTGTCAAGCAACATGCTGTGGCTACGAAGACGAACAGCTACAACGAGATGTCCAGGTCGCAATGACTTGGATTGGAAAGAACTTCCTACATCTTTGGGACTAGCAACTAACCCCCTCGCATTTCGGTGCGAGGGGGTTTTTTTTTGGTTTTGTGAAAGGAGAAATATGACAACACCAACAACAACGACCACAAAGGCTGACGACAAAGTCACTATCGAACAAGTCGAACATTGGCTTGGTAGTGATTGGTCATTCAGCAACATTTGTGAAACCTTGCAAGAGTTAGCCAACGGCGACTACGAGCAAGAACAACTACGAGAGGACATCAAGTCCACTTGGCAATCATCATTATGAAAGGACGACTAATGAAAACATTAGCAAGTGCCAGCAATCAAGCACTCAAAACGATTGCACTCACTAAGTTTGAGAACGTCATCAACAAGACGAAGAGATACTTCAAAGTCATGGACATGAAGTATGACGATTTCAATCCACACAAAGACGAAACCATCTTGTCGGCAGTCAACGACTTCTACGACTTTGTTGACGTAGTCGAGAAGAACAACGTCTTGCCAAAGGTAGTATGCGACAAGCTACACCAAAGATTTGTCAATGCTTACACCAAGGGCATCTAATGAATGTTGAGCATTTGTTGGAAGAGCTACAACATATGGTAGCCAATGACCCAACAATCTTGAAGTTACCTATCAGAGTTATCGAGGGTAGCGACTACGAAGAGAATGGAATTGACGCAAAGCCTAACTACTGGCTCGACAACAGTTCCATTGAAGTCAACAACACTGGTCAATCTGGATACGAAATGTCTGGAGAGGTTAGGTTGATTGGACATCAGTAATTGCAATCTGTCTTAAATGTGTTACACTGAGAAAGGAGGCATCACATGGACATGTACATCAACGACTTAGGGGAACGACTAGGAGCATCAGACTTAGTCGTTTTCATCATTCAATTTATTCAGGGAGTATTGATATGATTTATCGAACTAAAATCCACGTTCCAATGCCAACGAAAGAGAGCTACCTCAAAAAGTATCTTCGTTGGTTTGGATTCTTCATTGTCTGTCTTTTGCTTTACATGACAATAATCGTTGCAATCTTTGAGTTTATGGCTGGGTGTGGAGAGAAGAACTACTACTCAGACAGAACTTGGACGACCAACGATTGCATCTTCATACCTTACGAACCAACAAGTGGTACTTGGTAATGTATGAGATTCACATCATTGACAAGGCTAACAACTTGTCATGGCAGTCAAGACGTTTGTATGCGACATACCTTGAGGCAGAGGCATATGCTACACGTCTTGCAAAAAAGCTAACCGACTTGAACATGAGAGCAATCTCGCCACACATCAAAGGTGGTCGAGTGCTGACATGGATAGTCTTCAACCAAAAGTTAACAACAATCCAAGATTTCTATGAGGCTATGGAAAAGGAAGGAGTATGCAATATCAACCTCATTGAAGAATAACCTACAACAACAACCTACAAGGAGTAAATTATGCAATATTGTTTTGCAGACCTAAAGTCCATGCTCAAGGACTATAAACTCAGAGACGGCAACGAATCACGACGTATACTTCGTAAGTTCGTTTGCGATACCACTCACGAAATCTGTTCTTCTGTCAGATTTACCAAAGACGTTGAGAAAGCAAGTGGCATGAACTGGAGACGGTACGTTGAGTCTGTCGACAGATGTGTACTGCTTCAACTCATTTACGATTCGTTGATGGGAAAGCTAGACGAGAGAACGTATCTCGACCCATTGGAAAACCCAAGTCAACATTGCCACCCAAAACGACGTGGCAGTGGTTACTCATTCGGTTTCAACAAAAAGATACCTACCAACGACCATGGTATTGTGAGACAGATTGAGACTGCACTTGGCGATTCAATGACCACACCACCTAGTGGCAAGAAGAAGACACCAAGTATCATGGAACTGTCTGATGTTATCTGTGTTGCAGAACACGAACTCAAGATTCAAAGTGGTTTGCTAAATCACGAAGACAGACTTGATGTAACTATCAATGATGCAGTAATCCATGAAGTGTGCAACACGATTTGGGAAGGCTCAGACTACGTCGCACCAGAGACGACAGAAAGCTACAACCAATCTGTCATTGCTCTGCTACGAACTCAGACAGACGAGAATGGTCAGAACGTAGCTGACATTACCTACCAACAGAAACTTGATGGTCTCGACGAACCTCGCAAGGAACTGTTGTCATGGCTCAGACAAAACTATGATGCTTACAAGTCTAGTGGCGAAACCTCTACCAAGCAGACTGCCAACGTAGGGATTGAGGTTGACCAAACTCAGCTTGAGGCAATCAACATACTTACCAAGAATGCAACCCAAGGTAAGTATTCTCTGACCGATATCCTCAACAAGCTTGACGAGTCGGACAAAGAAATCAAGAACCTCAAGACTATCAAGGCTTCAATCAAACCACCACTGCCCCATGGTGTATCACATCACACTGGCAGTGCAGATGACTTGACGTATGAGATTGTCGAACAGAAAGCATCAAAGGTGTTTGGCAAGTCGGTCAAGGCTATGCAGTTTGATATCCCTACACTTGTTTGGAAAGACAAGAGTGGCAAGGAAGTCCAACACCCACTATGCCCTAGTATCGAACCTAACTACGAGTTCAGACCACAACACTTGGTCAAGTTCTTGTCGGCTCACTTGTTTGGTCAGAACATTTGGGTGCATGGTCACACTGGTACTGGTAAGACGACGTTGGCTGAACAGATTGCTAGTCGTATTGGCTATCCAGTCTTCAGACTCAATCTTGATTCCAACATGGAACGTGCTGACATTGTCGGTGCGAAAGAGATTGTCGTTGAGAATGGTCAACCAACGACTAGGTTTGTTGAGGGCATTCTGCCCAAGGCAATGAAGCTACCATGCTTTCTGATACTCGACGAAATGGACGGTGGTATGCCTGACATTTTGTTTGCAGTGCAACGTGCATTGGAGAAGAAAGGTTTGGTCTTGACCGAAGATGGTGGTCGTCTTGTTGAGTCACACCCATACTTCAGATTCATTGCAACTGCTAACTCTCGTGGTCAAGGCGACGAGTATGGTTGGTATCAAGGTGTACGACCAATGAACCTTGCTACCCTCGACCGATTCAGCACGTTCATTGAGGTCGGTTATCTATCCAAAGACCAAGAGACCAAGCTAATCAGCAAAGAGTATCCAATGATTAGCAACGAACGACTAGGTCAAATTGTACAGTTCACCAAAGAGATTCGTGAGGCTTTCATTGGTGGCGAACTATCTACAACCATTAGTCCAAGAGGTGTTGCTTCAATGTGTCAATACTTCGTCCACATGAAAGACCTTATGCCTGATGAGAATCAAGCCATGAAGTCTGCCGTTGACGTCGTGATTACTGACAGATGCCCTTTGGATTCCAAACAACGTGTGACAGAGATTGCACAAAGATGTTTCAAGTAAGGAGGTATAAATGAAAACACCAAGAAACATTACTTACATACCAGAGAGTGGGGACTTGGATAAACCCTACTGTACTGGTCGTGAACTTATGGACGCAACAAGGACTGTCGTCAAAGTCCTTGGTCGTAAGTCTAACTCAACTGTTCGGTTTGATGGTAACAATGCTTACACCAATGGAACCGACGTAGTCTTACCATCACTTCCTGACGACGCAACCCTAACCAAACGTGAGGGTCTTGTCACTGCTGGGTATGCAAACCACGAGACGTTGCACAACCTACTCACTGACTTGACTCCAGGGGGTTACGGTTTCAACAAACGTCAAGAGTGGGCGAAAGACAAAAAGCATCTAACCAAAGCGATTCAGAACTGCTTGGAGGACGTTCGAATCGAGCGAGGTGGCAAGGAACTGTATGCTGGTATACCCAAAGCCATTGACAAAACTGCTGACGCAGTGACTACGAACTTCATCAATGAGGTTTACCCACAAGACAAAGACATAGTCAATCACATTGACCAAGTCGGTCCAGTGGCAATCACATGGGAAGGACGACGTAGAATGGGTTACCCATCAGAATCGAACCAAAAAGCCATGGACTTGCTACCACAACACGTCAAGGACTGGGTCAATCAATGTTGCGACATTGTCTTTGGCATACCTCATGGTGTCACTGGCATGGGGGAAGTAGATAAACAACAAGCCTATGATGGCTCAAATCAAGTTTGCGATATAGCAGAAAGGATAGCAAATGAACTCAAACAAGGTAAAAATCCCGACGGAACCCCCATACCTCAGACTCCTATTGGAAACGGAAAACGGAAGCAAAAGGGTAACGGAAATGCTACTGGAAATGACGGAACAAGAGTTGGTCAGAGCAATGGAAACCCTCAAGCATCAGATGATGAAAGCAATACTGGAGGTAACTCTCAAGGGAATGAACGACGAGCAGAAGAAGACTCTACTGGGGACGATAACTCAAATAGTCACACCCACGGAGCAATCACTGGAACCGCAGAAGAGTCCGAAGTCGAACCAATAAATGGCAACCTTGCTCAAGCCATTGAGGATATCTTCCAAGGTAAGTGTGGCAGTGGAGACTATCGTGTTCAGTGTCGTGATGACGACCATTGGAGACACAGACGTAACTCCAAAGTCAAGTTTGACATCAGAGCAGACTCAGACCCAAGGCTCAATGATGATAGGCATGGCACGACGTATGCTAGGCTGAAGAAAGACATGGGCAATATGCTTGGCACTATGAGACGTAAGCTTGAGTTGGCTCTTGTCTCACAGAACAGAAACGAAATCCACAGACGTAAACGACATGGTAAGCTTGACACGAGAAAGCTGACCAACGTGATTAGCTTTGACACCGAAGTGTTTAGACGACGAGTGATGAGCAATGCAATCGACACTGCTGTCAGCATTGTTGTCGACATGAGTGGGTCAATGAATGGTGGTCGTATCAAACTTGCAAGAGATTGTACCATTGCACTAGCCAATGCCTTGGAGAACACCAAGGTGTCGTATGAGATTGTCGGTCATCATACCCAATACAAAATGGGTCACAGTAGCCACACAAACTCAACAGAGCAAGAGGTCAACAAGGTAACCAATGGCAAGTTCAATCGTAAAGATGCAACGAGAATGTACATGTTCAAAGCATTCTCAGAAAAGCTATCTGATTGTCGCAAGTCTCTTGGTGCTATGGCTAGTTGCACTGGTGGTGCTAATGCTGACGGTGACTCATGGCTTTATGCTTTCGACAGATTGGTCAAGCAACCAGAGAAACGTAAGGTTATGCTTTGCTTGTGCGACGGTTACCCAGCTTATGAGAGTGACTATGGAGACATGGACACCTATCAGAGAACTGCCGACGTTGTAAAGTACATGGGAACTTATGCCGACGTAATCGGTATTGGTATCCAATCCAGTTCTGTCAAAAACTTCTTCCCCAAATACGTTGTTATCAATCAGCTTAACGACTTGCCAAAAGTTGTGATGGACGAGCTAGGCAAGGCATTGCTTGGCAAGAACTTCAAGGTTGATAACTCAGACTTGATAAAGGGGAACAAGATAAATGGCTAAACGGAGACGTCCAATCATACCGTGGGAGTGGTTATACATGGCTCCCACTCAACGACCAGTTTCGTTTTGGTTACGAGTAAAGGCGAGAGTCAAGAAACGAGGAATCAGAATGAAAGATTGGGACAAGGTCAGAGAGGTCATACTCACTGAACCTTATCCTATCAAAACCTCAATCTATGAAGAAGAAAGGAGCGACTAATGTCAGATATTATTAAGGCTATCACTGACAAGCAACTTGAAGACGTTGGTCTCAAGAAGAAAGAGACCGAGGTCATCAGTACCAAACGTAAGACTACAATCAAACCAACCAAGAAACATCAGCAAGGGTGGTTGTTCAAAGCTTCCCCACCGAAAGAGTATCCCGTCACGGGGAGGAACGGTGGGAGTAACAATCCTAAGTCGTGGCAAAAAGACGACGTGCTACGAAAGCTTGATGAACTTCGGTCCGCCTTCCAGGAAGACGGTAAGGGCAATGCAACTGTTGAGTCCAAGCAGTTCGATACACTTGTGTATCTACTGTACACAGATTTCATCAATGGCATGGAGCAGAGTGGCTTGATTGTAAAACCTAGCATTGCACAAAAGTTCAAAGACGAACTCAGTCTTTTCCTAATGCAGTGCTATTTCAAAGGCGACCAAGGTTTCTTAAACATCATTCAGAAAGGAGAAAGCAATGAGTGAAGACCAAAACCTAATCCTTGTTCAAGGTTTGATTGAAAACTTTGATGCCAAGACAACGAGAACTGTTGTAACAATTTGTAACAATAGACTTGATTCACTTGGCGAACCCATTGCCCCACCCCAAAGAGCAAAGGGAGTGAGGTCACATGGTGGGTACAAACCAAAAGACTTCAATGCCAAAGGTTATCCCAAGCTAGTAGCATGGCATGGCAAACATGTTGATGACACTTGGAACGAGATACATCATTGGCTGAAGAACAATATCAGCAATCCGTTCAAGACGTTCAGAGATATCGACCTAGAGTGGTTTGACTTTGACAAAGCAGAGAACAAGTCGTTCTGCATTATGTCTGTCGGTGGACGTTACAAGAAGAAAGGATATGCTTGGGGTTTCAAAGTCGACGGTGTTGCTAACACGACACTCAACGACGTAGAGATTCCAAACTTTATGAACATGTCAGGTTGGCATGATGCACATACCAATCGTAGTCCATTCTTCAATGATGGCAGTCCTGACATCAGCAATGCACAGTCAACCATATTCCTCAATCTTGGGGATTGTGTCTCTGACCTTGAGAAATATTGTCATGGGTACACACAATGACTGACCAAGCAGACCTTTTAGTGTGGGGTTTCAACCGACGTAATAGGGAAAAAATCAGACAGACGTTACGATTTTTCCTTATGCGTCACAACACACTAAAACTTAACAACAATGACGAGGTCTTCTTTCCAACAAGAAAGGAAATGGAAGAAGCCTACAACTTTCACTTTTATGGAGAATCAGATGCAGATAATCAAAATCTTTATTGAGCCTTTGTCGAATGAAATTTTCGACCACCATGACTACATCATATACAGAACAGATGTCGTCGTATCAGACAAGGAAGTATTCCAAGAATACTGGGGTCACTGGGACGACGAGGAACTAACTATCGAATCCATAGGTTCAGATGGCAAGTTCTTAGTCGGCAAAGACACAGAGCATGAATGCTTGTGCCAAGTAACTAGACGTTTTGAGAATATCACACCACGTCACTTATCAGTATTGGAACATTATGGAGTCGTGTCATGTGCATAAATTACACCAAGACCTTACAAGAGGGTAAGGTAAAAATGACAATCGCATGGGGCGAACACCCATGCGAAGACCAAATAGTGACCTATACATTCGACACTGGCAAAGAGGCTGATGCTTTTCTCAAAGGAGTCGAAGAGGGCAATGGTTGGTTAGACTATGCAGTCATTGGCGACGACGTTAAAGACGAGCATGGCAACTTGATAATGCACACCTCATACGACGGAGACCTTGATGAGTATATCACTGCCGTCGAGGAAGGGAGGGCATGATGAATATCAAAGAAATCATTGACCAAATAAACTATGTCATGGACGAAGTCGAGGACACACCAGATAAGTATCGCCAACTGCACGAACTTGGTTGGCAACTTATCAGTGCGACGAGACCATCAGACTTTTACGAAGACAAAGAACAAGCCATGAAAGAACAACTAAGTGGCTTCATCATTGAGGACAAAGATGATGAGTGAACTTTGTAGAGACTGTGGCGAGGATACGTCGTTCGGCAGTGGCAAATTCGTAAACAGAATCCCAGCAGACGAAGGCTGGGTCTGTGCCGAATGCATGCTCTTTGATTGCGACGAGTGTGGAGCGAATACTCTTGAGGTCTACACTTGTGAAATCGGTGGCGACTTTTTGTGTGAAGATTGTTCAGAGACTTGTGAAGATTGCAGTTCAAGTTTCAACAAAAATCTGTTCGCCTTATCATCTAATAACTTATGTAAGAAATGTGAGAGGAGGTAATTATGTTTCCAACATGGTTTTATTTTATGACGCTAATCTTTTGGTTAGCGTCTTTTTTAGGAGGATATCATTATGGATAGACTAGACGACTTTTATAATCAACTTCTGTTGGGTTTTACTATGCCTGACAGAATGTGGGTAGGCAAACCTAGGAAGACGAAGTTTGCTCAATCAACTTTGAATCTTACCAGGAACGGCATTATGAGTGCCGATAGGTTCTTCGTCCACGACGAACTACTTGAAGAGGCTGTTAAGATGAGCATGTTGCCACCCAAGAAACTTGTGGAACTCGTTGGGTTCGCAAGACCATGCATGAATAATATGTGGATTGAATGGAATGAAGCATTGAGAGTCAAGCTATTGCATAAGCAATATCTAGAACGATTCAAAGCTTTGGGTATAGAAGATAAGCTTGAGCCACTTGAAGAACGTACACTTCCAGATAAGTGTGGCTATCATATTTGGCAACTTGCTAGTTACTATGACCACACTGATGCACTGAATGTTCCTAATTCGCCGCAGAGAAAATATAGGCACTCGTCGTTTTCTGAGATGGGTTACTACTATAACTGTTACTCGACCATTCAAGGCAAGATTATGTTTACTCCAATGAGTTACTATCTCAGCTTGGAGCCAATGACGACTAAAGAATTGCTTAGTGACCACACTGCATTCGGTAATAGGGCAACTCGTAGTGAGAAAAAGAATATGGAAGACCATGATAAGGTAAGACTACAGTCTGCCATGAAAGGTTTTGGTTCGACGTATTGGAAGATACACGAGAAGATTGCGACACGTTATCTGACAAAGATAGCTGAACTTATGAGTGTATCGTTTCACGAAATGGTTTACTCATGGTTCTCTGAAGAATACATGCAGAATAATATTGAGCAGAACTTTATTGGTTCGTCTGACTCAATGAATGGCGACATGAGATTTATCGTCGCTCTGAACTGCTTGATTAATTACCCACACTTCGTGATTCAGAAAGAGAGTCCAAAGGTATACCAACCAAGGACTATGTATGGACGACGTATGCCGAGGAACGAAATGAGAATCCTCACGCTGGAGTTACCAAAGCCTCATGGTGTTACTTACTACACGAGGAAGTTCAAAAATGTTGGTTCACCAAAGCGAAGACATAAACGTCGTGGTCACGACAGATACATGAAACTCAAAGATGGCACTGTCGTGAAGAAGTGGATTGAAGAGCAGTGGGTAGGCAACGAAGAACTAGGCACTATCTTTCACGAGTACGACTTGAAAAAGAATGTGAAAAGAAAAGAGGGGTAGTCAACCAACTACCCCTCTTCTACCTACAACCATGGAAGATTTTAATTAAGGCAAAATTCAAATCAACCAAGAGCATCTTATGCAGATACATAATACCACACTATTACATCTACACAATATATTCTTCTTGTTTTTTCTGTGAGAAAATGTAACATATATGAGACAACTATAGGAGACATTTTATGTTACAACTAAAAACAAAAGACGAAGACGTAAGCTTTGATTGTGCGGTCCAAGAGTATCGTGCTTGGAAACATCTTGAGGGCACTCTCAATAATGACGTTGAACGTCGACTCGATAAACTAAGACACTACTTCAAGAACACCAATATTAGAATGATTGGGACGAAGACGATTGTTGATTACTCATTGCGACTAGCAGACAGAGGACTACGTCCCAATACAATTAAGAGAGAACTCAACCAACTACGAGCAGTGCTACGTTATGCTGAAAAGATTTACTACGAATACCGTTGCCCTGACATCAAGATGCCCAAGGTCAACGACGAACGAGACGTACACTTAGAATCTGACGAGGCGACAGCCGTCTTGAACAGAATTAAAATTACCCACCCTAAATTTTACCCCCATTTTTTATTACTCATAGACACTGGAGCGAGACTTAACGAAATGTTAAGGCTCACTAATTTTTCTTTTTGTGGCGACGTGACGAGAATCGAACGGCAACACCTGGGCAAATCTTTGTTTCGTGAGATACCAATGACTAACGACATCACGTCCCTGATTCACTCAGGTGACATGCCAAAAAATTTAAATATTTTTTCGTCGCCACAAGTAGCCTCGGCAACACTCGGCAAAGTTCTGAAGCAGACGTGTCACGACCTCGGCATCAAACCAGTCAGGATACACGACCTACGACATACCTTTGCTTATTTGACAGCGAAGGCTGGTGCTGACCTCGGCGACCTCAAGTATTTAATGGGACACTCCGACATTGCCATGACGTTACGTTATCGTGGATTCATTCCGTCGAGAGCCAAGTCATTCGTAAGGAGTGCAAGATGACAGACCCAATCATAAAAGAAGTTATGGAACTTATTAACAAGAGTGATAAGTCTGTGACCAAGATTGAAGAGGAATGTGGCTTTGGCTATCGAACCATCAGCAGATGGAGAACTAAGAATGGTGCTAATCTGTACAACGTACAAGCAGTCTTGAACTACTTAGGATACAAACTGTCGATTGAAAAGTTATCAGAGGCAGAGAAAGTCCACAATGATGCAGTCAAGGACTATCAGTGGGACGAACGTCGGAAGATTTGGGATTAGGTTTTATGCTGACGACCTTTGCCCCAGGGAAATACTTGCGTACTTCGTCAACCAACTTAGCTACTTCTGGGTATTTCTTTCTGTTTTCTTCTGCTTTGTCTGAATACACGTCTGACATGTGTTGCCATTCATTGGAAATTTAAGTATATCAACGAACTCACGACACCCCTTGCAACGTCTGTATAGGGGCGACGTGAAGTTCGTCGACTTGAATATGTCTTGCACTATCGTGTGACTGAACGACGACGAGCAGATGCTTTTTTCAATCGTCCAACACCAGCGGCTTTATAATTCTTGCCTTTGCCTGAGACTGTCTTGGCTTTTCCATACTTGGAAGCCATGCTTCTCTTTCTAGCTGATACTCTTGCTACCATTGCTTTCTCCTTCCTATAAGTTTTGGGCGTTTTCATGTGTCCAAGCCATAACTGCTGGACCGTATGGGTTTGCGTTTCTGTATTCTTCTACACTCATATATCGACTGTATGCTGGTTGTGAATTTGTGTATATGCCAGCCCTATGTGAGTTGTTATAACTGTTGAATCCAAAGGTTACGTCAAGTTGTTTACCTGACCCCCATGAATTACAATATACTTTGTGTTCAACGGACAATGTTCCCATTGCATAATGTCTTTCCCAACCACCAGTTATCCAACGCTTGGCTACCCATAGTCCCCAGTTCCATATTGGGTAACTACCAGTGGCGTTGTAAGCAGTATACCTACAAGAAATTTTAATAAGGCTATCGTTGAGAACTGGTGTGTAGTTACAATACAACCCATTAATATGTGTTAGATGATGGCTGATTGCGGTTGGGTTGCTTCCGTCTCCATAGTGTGGAATGTTTGTGTTCTCTTCTGTGTTGGCACTGTTTTGGTCGTTCTCACTCTTGAAGTAAACTGCCTTGACATACCCACCCTCTCTTGGATTGTAATTTGGTCGTATCTTTTTGAACTCTTCTACGCTGTGGTTGTTTCCATATCCTAACCACTCGTTAAAATACCCACCTCCAGTGTGGTATCTACTTTCGCCCATATTTCCACGGACACCTTCGGTTTGCATAACTCCGTCTTTGTGCCACGTTGTTTGTAAGTTGTCGTAGTTGGTCTTGATGTCTCCGTTTGCAATCGCTTGGTCGTACTCGTAGTAGTCAGGCTTCACGCCTTTCTTCTCAAGCTCCAACTCATTTTCGTCGGTTCCGATATATGTAACTTTAGTTTGTGTGTACGACATTTAATCCTCCTAACACTTCCATCTACGTCTTGCGGCTTTGCCCCTCGGTCCTGTCCAGCCCCTGGAACGTGCACAAAAAGACTTACGACGTTTGGCGGCTTTACTTCCTGGTTTAACTTTCCCAGTCACGGGAGCTTTTAGTTTTGAACCAGTAGCTCTATTGTATTTAGCTCTGCCTTTTGCGGTAAGTCCACCGCCTTGTTTAACAGAGCGTTTCTCGCCACGCCCAACGGATAAGTTAACTTGTTTCTTCTTTCTCTTTGGAGCCATTATTATTCACCACAAGTTTTAGATTACTTGATTGTAACCTACTCCTTATTGATGTTTCGTCCCCTTCAGGAAAGAACTCTATATACTCTTCGTCGTTACTATCAATCGTTTCATGCCCAGTAGCCCACAGGAAGCACCTGTACAAAACCTCCCAGTCACGCAAACGCATGACGCACAGGGATTCTCCTGTTGCCATTTGGTTTCGTCGTTGCATTACGACTGGCATGTCTTTTGATTTTGTATTTTGTATCCCAGCCTCGGCTTGTGCCATGGCTTCGTATGGTTTGAACTTCTCTGTTCGTTTGGCTTCAACCCAAACATGTGGTGTCCCAGTTATATCTGGCATTCCTCCGCCACCGATATTTCTACCGCCTCCACTCAGCATGGCTCGTTGTATGTTGCCTACGCCACCGTAGATTACTTCGTCGAGAAACTTTGCAATCTCTCTTTCGTAACCGTCGCCTTTTCTTTTTTGTCTACTCATAATCACTCCTTGGAAACTGAGCCGTCATGGAATATGAAGTCGTCGTATACCCCATAACTTTCGTTGTTAGATTTACATCTATCACAGATGTATTGCCACTTAGGGAGCGTGTGCTCCTTACGGCACTTGAGACAGTTCCGTTTCCAAGTTTTCATTCTCGTCCTATGAAGTGGCGACACAGCGTATTTAGCTCCGTCAAATTCAGCTAGTCCCTCACGGACGAGTATTCGTTTTAGTGTATCTGTGCATACTCCCATTATGGAAGCCATGTCTTTGTAAGTGTATTGTTCGTCTAGCATTCGTGAGAGACGTGCCTTATCCTTATCGGATATAGGTCCTCGTCTACCCATTGATAACTTTCTCCTTTCTCAAAAAAAAGCAAGCCCTTCAAGGGCTTGCGTTCGTTGTAACATTTTTGCACTTGACAAGAATCGTCACGCCAAGGTACATATCTAATTAGTACAATCTCCACTAATGAGGAAAAAGCATGTAGACCATGCTTTTTCTCTGCTAAATAGTTACTAATTAGTTCTAAGTAGGTAGCCATGCTCTTACCTCATAGATAGGAATGGAGAGCTTCCTACTAATCTCTTCCACTTTCATGCTCTTATTTATGTATAACCAAACTGCTTGTTGCTTTGGACTCGGTGTGTGAACTATATACTGTGAGCCATCAATCAATCTTTCAGCCCACCCCACATAATAAGTTCTATGCAGTTCGGTTTGTGTTCTGATTTTTCCAAAAGATATCTGCTGAACCATACGGATTCTGCTGTCAGGCTCAAGTCTATCTTCTAAGTACGTCGTTGGGCTGAACTCTTTTCCATCAAAATTTGTCACTCGCAAGTCTGTATCTAACAGACCAGCCTTATTCTTTGCCATAGCCTTATCTCTGTATACTGTTGTAATCATTAACTGAGTATCAACATCTGTCAACTGTGCAGTTGACCCAGCCTCACGACCAAGACCTCCCTCTCCTGGCTTATTCCTATGGTGGACAAGGATTACAGAGGCTTTGTACTTTGTTCGAATAGATTTAGCGACGAAGTTTACCTTAAACCATTCGGCGGCGTTAGCTTCTTCCAAGCCACCAAACGCATTACGAACTGTATCTATGACTACGATATTTGGTTTGACTACATCAAGCCAGTCTCCGAGGAGCTTGAAACCAGCTTCAGTCCCCAAGTTCATGTCGCCTCCATCTTCGCTAGAAATTAAGGCTGGAGACCACATGTTAAAGTTATCTCTGCAATCGCCAAACATCTTGATAAAGTTTCTAAAACGATACAAGACTGTGCGACTGGGATTGTCGTAGTCAAGATACAGAACCTTTGTAGGCTTTCCGTAGAAAGGTCCAAACTCTTCTTTGCCTGATGCCATTGACACCAACATACCTTGCATAAAGAACGACTTACCATGTCCGTTGTATCCAACGACTTGTGTGATTGTCTCTGCTGGTATAACTGGGTCTGACCAATACGCAGTCTCCCCCAGCGTATCAATCAATCTATCTAAGTCAGTACCTCTGATGGGTACAAGTCTGCCAAGATTTACCTTTGGCTCAGACTTTGTAACTCTGTTTCCTTTGTCGTCATAGTCAGAGGGATACTGCCTCTTATCCATATCGACGACGCTTCTTATCTTTGTGTTTATCCAGTCTAAGGTTTCACGATTCGTGAATTGACCAGAGTCAAAATATTCGTCGTGAAAACTACGAACCATTTGATTCAAGTCTTCACCTGTTATTCCTTGCCGTACCTTTTGACCTATAAATTTTACAAGCCATAAATCTGTAGAATCTCCCTCTCTTAGCTTTCTGCCAAGGTGTGCCACTCGTCTTTCAACTTGCTTGGCAACTGGCAAAGTATCTTCTGGGTTTGGTATTCGCACGTTTGCTAACGACAAACTACCAAATGTAAACTCGCCCTCAACCAACATCTCTGCTCCAGATGGCTCGCCCTTCCATGGAAAATCTGATAAGTCGTCAAGAGACAACCCATATCCAACTTCCATGTGGTAGATGTGTTCTGCTTTGCCTTCCTTAACTTTCATTGACGGTGGCATTACGACGTAACCACCATCTCCACGAAGGTCTAATCCATCAATCGGATACCAATCTCTTGCAGTGTTACCAACTTTGTTAGCAAACCTTTGTCCATTCATGGGGTGTGCAAAATAGAAATGCTTTCCTCTTGCAGTGCTGACAACGAAAGGACTTGTCATGTCATTCTTTAATGCAAACTGCACAGCTTTTTCGTTGTCACAATCAAGAACGATAACACCTGATATACTGCCAGTTACGAGAGCCATGTTGAACAAGGGTACGGTGTTGCCACTCTCTGTTTTGACACCTTGCTCAAACCATTCATCAAGCTCTTCTTGTGTTGTGTTTTCTGTTTGATATTTTTTCCATGATATAAGTGGTTTCTTACCCTCAATAGACAAAGGTATTACTGACCAGCCTCTATCAATGGCTTCCACGCATGCGTTATATAAAGCGTCACGCCACTGTTCTGTCTCTGTCATTTTTCTCCTCAAAGTAATCGTGTAAGTTTATGTTTGGGTTAGCCTCACAGATTCTAGCGATAACATCTATGCTGATAGTGTTGGTTTTAATCCATCTGTAAGGTTGAGTTCTAGTTTTGCCAGTAACTTTGGCGGCAACATTCACGCCACCCACGTCGTTAATCAATTTCTGTACATTGAATACCAACATCATAGACCCCTTTCTGTCTTAATTTATATACAATAATATATTAAATAAAAGACTTAGTCACACATGTGTTACATTTTCTCACATTTAAGACAGATTATTGTTGTTGTTTTGTTCTCTGTCTTATATATAATACAACTAACTTTAACTATAACGGAGACTAATACTATGGAAACATGGGAAGATTTTGAAAAGGCTGACGGTCAGTCAAGCCTTGCCAAGATTGCCGAAGACTTTAAGTCTACTGTTCAACAGATAGAAGACTTACAAGAAAAGGCAGATAGGTTAAAGAATCAAATCGAAGCAGAGTTCTCTCAAGATACTGGAGAGCAAAACAAACAAGCTGGTTCTTACCTTATAACACTTACTCGTCAAGAGCGTTGGTCATGGGACAAGGATATTTTGGTTCAGATATACCAAAGTCCTGATGCCATGCCTGACTTTATTAAGAAGACTTACTCTATTGATAGGAGAAAGTGGAAGACGTTGTCTGACGACGAGCAAGCAAAACTGCTCCCCGCACTTACGAGAAAGCCAGGGAGTTCAAAAATAACTGTTAAGTCTGGAGGTGTAATGTAATGTTTAAACCTCTGAACACAAGCGACCACACGACAGCCTATCGTAAGACGTTGTTATATGGTCATCATGGGTGGGGCAAGACCACTCAATTTATCCACTATCAGAAACACTACGGAAAAGGATTTATCCTATCTGGAGAGAGTGGGTTGAGTTCAATCAGAAGTGCTGGAATAGATTATCTACCTTTCACTTCATGGTGTGGAACTACTGACCCTGATAAGGGAGAGTATTCCTTTGTAGACATTTTTAAATGGATTCAGACTGATGAGTTCAAGAAGAATGAATACAAGTGGATAGGTATAGATAGTCTTACTGAATTATCTGACATGAGCATGGCATACGCTGACAAGTGTGCTGACGAAGAAGCTGAAAAAAACAACAAAGCCAAGAATGGTTTTGCAGTTTATGCACAACATGGCATTCAAATCATAGGTGCTTGTAAGCAACTTCGTGATATGCCTTGCCACTTCCTTGTAACTGCTCTTGCCAAAGAGTCACAAGATGACAATGGCAACATTGAGTATTGGGCAATGGTAACTGGCAAGTCTACACAACAACAACTTCCAGGAATCTTTGACAACGTATTCTGTGCAGTACGACATACAGCGAGTGGCTCACAAAATACTGATGGCAAAGTAATTCGTTATGTAATCACAGACGAATACAGAGGCTGGAAAGGTAAGGTCAGAGACGAAAAGCGAAGACTAAATGCAGTCGAGCAAACTGGAAACATTGTCAATCTTTTCAAGAAGATGGACATGGACGACGAAGAATTTAACAAACGTAAAGAAGGGAGCAAATAATGGCGTTTAATTTTAATAACCTTAACTTGAGCAATGTGCAGTTTTCATCTGGCTCAAGTGTCATACCAGTGGGAGACCATGTGGTCAGTGTCACTGGTGCAGAACTGACTAGAACTAAAACTGGTGCTAGTCAGGTTATGGTAACAGTAGAGAATAATGACGGACAAACACTGCGTAAGTGGATAACTATACACAATCCAAACAGTGAAGATAACACTAGGATTGGTAGGTCAGAACTCAAAGCTCTTTTAGTTCACGGTAATCACAAAGACCCTGACAACATAGGACAACACGGTATTGAATCTATGATAGGATTGAAAGTGGGTATCAAAGTCGTTGAAGATACCTACACGAAAGATGGTCAAGAACGTGTGGGTTCGAAGCTGAAGAGTTTTATTCCACCTATGAACGCTGATGCTTCTTTCAATCCTCCAAAGGAGATTGCTTCGGAGGAGGCTTCCTCCGCTTCTTCGGAACAAAAGCCAGAGGGGGAAAGTACAGATGACGACGAGATACCTTTTTAAGAGGATAGGGGAGGCTTTTGCCTCCCCTATTTAATTATGGATATTACACAGAAAATTACAGATTACTTTGAAACCTTAGATGATGATGAAGCAAGAGCTTATATTGGTGCTTCTTCAATCGGTCACGAATGCACTGCATACCTATCTTTTACACACAGAGGTTATCCCAACACACCACCTGACGAGAGACTGAAAAGAATCTTTCGTGACGGTCATAGAATTGAGAACGTCGTTGTAAAAGATATGACAAGTGCTGGTGTGCATGTCATGGAGAAAGACCCTATGACTGGAAAGCAGTGGAGATACACTGACTACGAAGGTCATGCCATGGGGAATGCTGATGGAATTGTTGAGATACATGATGGGACTTCAGCAATACTTGAAATCAAATCTATGAACGACCAAAAGTTTAAGGAGTTCCAAAAGAAGGGAATGAAACTTAGCCACCCTCAATACTATGCACAAGTGCAATATCTTATGGGTTTATCAAAGTGTCAGAAAGCTGTGTTAGTTTCTTATAACAAAAACAACTCACAGTATCATCACGAGTGGGTTGCTTTTGATATATTTTATTACAACAGTCTGCGACAAAAGGTCGAAGATGTAATCAATGGACTAGGAAGGAAGTTGTCTAAAGATGAAAGCGATTGGAGATGCAGAGGTTGTTTCAAGAGGGACGTCTGTTGGCATGGTAAAGAGCCAACAAAAAGTAAGAGGACTTGTGGGAATAGCAAAGCACAAATCGACTCAGCAGATTGGGTCTGCTCAAAAGGTTGTGAAGAAGAGTGCTTGGACTGGGTTAGATATGAACCTCTTAAAAAGTAAAATACTAAAGTTAGAACATGAGATAACTCGTATTAGAGACAGAATATCTGACATTGAGTTTGAGATTACTCAAGCAAGTATGCAAACAAAGAGTGAGCTTCAGAAAGAACGACGAAGAGCCATTGATAAATTACGTCACCTTCAGGACGACCTTTATAAGATTAAAGTGGATAATATAAATGAGACCTAGGCTCATAAGTTTTAGTGGCAAAGAAGGGTCAGGCAAAACATTCTGTGCTGACTTGCTTTGTTCAAGATATGGTTACGTTAAAATTAAAATGGCGAAACCAATAAAGGACATGATAAGAGCATTGGGTCTTAATGACAATCATATCGAAGGGCATTTGAAAGATGTTCCTTGCGAGTTACTAGATGGAAGGACACCTAGATGGGCAATGCAGAGTCTTGGAGTGGAGTGGGGTCGCTCCCTAATCAGCGAAAACTTATGGTTGAACAGATGGGCAGAGATAGTGCATCAAAACCTAGCTATGAGCAGTTCCGTGGTCGTAGACGATACGAGGTTTCCGAACGAATTAAACAAGGTGCGAGAGTTGAACGGGTTGATAATAGGTTTGAAAAGGAACGCAACGAACGACGAAAGTCACTCAAGTAGTTTTAATTCTTGGGAAGATTTAAACGCTGATTTTATTATAGAGAATGATGATAGTTGGGACGAGTTCAAACTAGAGATGAAGATGCATAGTATAATGTCTCAACTAGATTTAAGAGACCCTTGATTTTATGTGGTGCGTACATCATTCCAAACACAAGAACAAGAGTGACAGCAACAGCAATAATAATAAGAATTATTACAATAGTTTGGATAAGCTCCTCTCTTTCTTTTTTGAGTCTTGCTCTTTCCTCTTGTCTCTTTACCCTTATGTCCCCTCTCATCTTTACCAGTTCAGCCCAAGCACCAACGCCTCTGGTCAATATAATTATCTGACGTAACTGGTCTTCTAAATCCTTGGCTTTCTGCTTTGCCAAGAAGGTATCCATTGCCTCTTCTTCTACTGTTTGAAATATCTTATTCTTTTTTTTATTGTGCTCTGCTTCCACGTCATCTATAGCATGCCATAGTTTCGCTAAATCTTTGCCCATAGAATGTATTTCTTTTCCAGCACTGATGCCAGATTTAAGGGCGGTAAACGCTCCTACAGCTATAGTTATTGGGTCCATAAATCATCACTTCTTTTTTAGCACACAAGGACATGGCTTAACCATCATGTTCCCCTTGCGACCACCCTTCGCAAATGATGTTGGTCTACTTGCTTTGCTCACATTACCAGTAGACCTTGTTCCTCGTTTAGCACTTGTTATTTTTAAAACCATTATGTCTCCATCAGTTCAAAGTGAGGTGCGTCGATAAATGGTCTCTTACCTTGCGACCTCCTGATATCAATATACTCCATCATGGCGTCTTCGCTCGTCCCATTGTAATCTCCGAGACTTGCGACTGTCCAAGCTCCTCCCCAACGAATCGTTACTTCTAGTTCCCTGGCGGCTTGTTTCATTGCGTCTGCTACTTCGTCGTAAACATTTAGCTCCCATGTGCCACGACCATCTAAGTAAGCCATCAAGTCTACAGCGTTTCCCTCCAAATGCTTTGACTTCATAGTTTGAGACGCACCTTTTGCAACAAGTGCTTCTTGCTCTTCTTGTGTTCGTAGTCCACATATCACACCAAAATCTACTTTGGTTAGTGTGATAGCCTCCTTGACAACAAGCACAAGGTTTTGATTTACACCTTCTAATTTAGATAAACTTCTTTCAGATAATTCAAACATTACTTACCTCCGTTTCTATTCATTATAGCCGACGCACCCATGTATACAGAAACGACGCCACCGCCAGTAAGGTAAAAAAGATTGGATATATCAGCGAGGGCTTCGACTCTATCAATAGGAACCACAAACATAGCGGCAGTAAAAGCACCCATAGCAATGAGACACGCAGTAGCCATTCGTCGCTGTGCCCTTTGCTTGCGTAAATCGTGTTCAAGACTTTTGATTTCTGCGGCATGTGCTAACTCCTCATCAGAAACAATACCGTCGCCGTCTTCGTCGTACTCAGCGTATATGGATTTTTTCTGTAATTTTTTTTGTGGCATATCAGTGTACTCTTACATTCTTCGTGTTTACCTCTGGTATCATTTTGCACCAGCAGTAATAGTTCTTCGTCTCTTCTCCCATTCTGAAAGTCTGATTGCTCAGACCATCTCTAAAATAATTACAAGTGTCCATGTTTCTAAAATACATTTGACCTTGTGGTGTTCCCGAAAGAAAACACATCAGCATAAAAGCTGGTACTAAGTCGCTCATTTTTTCCTCAACATCTTGGCGGCTTGATTGACGCCCTTGATGCCGAACGACGCAGAGATTGCGATAAACAATAGGTATTGATACCAGTCAGGGAGAGTAGCTAGTACCTCAAACCCATCTCTCACATACTCCTTCATACCAGGAATGAATACCAGGATTGCTGGTGTTAGTAGCACGACGAGGGCAAATTCGTCTTTCCATGAGCCGTCAGTTGAGTTAGCCATCTTGCTTTCCCACTCAACTTCTCCAGCCGCAACTTTCTCTGCAACTGTTGCACGGGCTTTGGCTTCGGCAACTTTTGCCTGTCCGTCTGCCTTCGTCTTTTCAACTTTATTCTCTAGCCATGTGCCAGCTAGATTAGCTATTGGTCCTAAAAATTGTAGCATTAATCAAATCCTCCTTCATCAAATAGAGTCTTGGAGTTGAATCCACCTTTATCAAATCCTCCTCCAGACGTAGATTTCTTACCACCTTTGCCTGGTTCACCAGCTATGGTGTCCACTGCACTTTCACGGAAACCTCTTATGCCTCCAGCAACTGGTATCCTTCCAACAACTGAACGCACTGCCTCTCTACGACGAGCGTTCTTATTCTCTGGGTCAAAGATTCCCATAGGTCCAGCGACAGCTACGTCGTACATGTCTTCTGCCAAACCAACACCAGGACCTAAGAATGCTGAGAATGTTCGTAGTTTACCGTAAGCTCCGTTGTCTGCTTGTGCGGCTGTGTTGTACAACAACTCTCCAAACAATCCAAAGCCACCTATAGCAAGTATTCCCTCAAAGTAGTTTGCCATAACTTTGTCAGTCATACTGCCTTCGTCTACTCCGACAAAGTCAGCAAACATCTTTGACAGTCCCATGCCATCTTGTAGTGTTCTTTTTCTAGGAGCCGCAGATTCTTCGTCCTCTCCACCACGAGACTGAATGAAGTCTTTTGTGTTGTTGACAAACGCTCCAGCACCTATACCAGCAGTTAACATGTACATTGCTGGGTATGGGTTACCAAGTGTAAACTCATCATATATGTACTTACCCATTCTAGCCATCATCAACTGGAACGATTTAAGCTGGAACAACATAGAACCCCAAGGAGTCTGCACCATTGCTGGTATATCGTTAGGGTTTGGAGTGTAAACAGTCTCGTTTGCAAACTTCATAATTGCATATCGAAGTGCTTTGTTAGATTTCTCGTCGTCAAGTCTGATGTCGTTAAGTCTTGGAGCACCATCTAACATAAAGTCTACGTCGGCATTCTCTCCAGTCATTCCGTATCTTTGCAAGAATCTGATTGCAGTAGCGTAAGACTTGGTATTCTGCTGTCCGTTTTCAATCATCTTCCTTGCCCTTGCTATCTCAGACTTGAAAGCTTCGTAGCCAACCATGCCAGCAATCTCTCTGTTGATGTTTGTCCATGGTGTTAACAAGGTAAAGTTGAAGAAACTGTTTTGTAATTTTTGTGAACCTTCTCCAGCCATCTGCACCATTCTATCGTGCATCAAGTTCTCGACTCCAGTTCCTATAGCTCTTGCCGCCCTTCTGTACTCTGGGTCTCTAAAATAATTAGCCAAAGCTTTTGTATAAGCTTTGAAGTTACCTGACCTAATCAATGGCAACACAAAGTCACCACCTGATGTTAAGGTTGTGAATCCTAACAAGCTGATTGCGTTAAATGTTTTAACACCTCTACTTATCTTGTATGCAAGCTCATGTTTGGCATACGGTACAAGGGGTCTCTTGTTGAGTATGTCTATCATGTTCTCTGTAATCTTCAGAGCGTAGCCATCTCTCAAACCTCTGTTTGGAAAGTCCACAAGACCGTTTGCTATAGCATCAATTCTTATCTTTAACTGTGGGTCATAGTGGTCTTCTGGGTCGTACAAGTTGTACAAGATGTTTTTGATAGTGTTCTTGTGTTCCCTTACATACTTCTCGTCTGCCAAGAGGTTGTTGATTCTGTCCATAGCAATGTTAATTTCACCGTCGCCAGCTTTTGCTTTTGGAACTATCTGTCTCTCAACATCTATCTGTGACTGATATTGCTGATTTAAATACCTTCTTACATGTGGGTGCTTGATAGTGTCAGCCACACCCTCGGTTCCTCTTTGAGCCGCAGTTAGGTAACCATGATAACCATGACCTCCAAGCCCAAGCTTTTCAGTAAGTGCTATCTTTCTAGTTGTCCTGTCAAAGTATTGTGTTAGCAGACCTTCTAAGTCGTTGACCAAGAAGTCTTCTAGATAGTCGTACTGTTCAGGGTCAATCTTAATCAGTCTCTGGTAACTTGGGTCTCCGACTGCACGACGTATAACGTCGTCGCCGTAAGTTTCGCCACTAGCACTGATGATTGCGTTCACTAAATCTTCTGCTGTTTGTCTTGGACTCTTCATTCCAGGAGTTGTTTCGTAGTCTGGTCTTAGACGTTCTTCTTTGAAAAACCTCGTAAACATTTCAACAGCTTGTCCTGGGTTTGCTGTAAACTTTTCTGTGTTCCATTGTTGTGGAATATAAAAGTCTTGTGCAGTCCTTCTGGCATCACCTATTGGAATACCAGCCTTGACCATTGTTTGCCTTTCGTTTTCAAAGGTTCTGGCAATAAGCATTGCAGTTCTTTTTTCTTGGTCTGACAATTCCTCAACAGCGTCTCTGCCACGACGTAATGCTTGAAGGATACGTTTGTGACTTCCTGGTTGTGCGGCTTCTTCTCTTAACTCACCCAACTTACCTATTTTAGGTATGAGGTATGAGTTCTTTCTTGACCATCTTTTGAACCAGTTTGCATTATCTGGCATTTCTTTTAACTGTTCAAAGATAGGATATATCTTGTCAGCTAAATCAATGTCATGCCTCTCGTAAATACCAACTCCAGTAGCTGGTTTAATTATATCTGCAAGCCAGTTTACGCCTCTCATTCTTAATTGCTGACTGTTCTCTTTGAAGTGCGACATGACACTAGAGAACTTGCTCATCTTGTTTTTGTCTTCTGCTGTGATAGGTTTCTTTTGCAACATCTTCTTCATTATAGGAGCCATCTCTGGAGAGCCAGCTTCTACAAGAGCCTTGTTTATGTAAATCATGTCATCTACATCAAGTGTTTTGCCAGTCCTCATCATGTGCTCCATTGCAGAGCCAGCTATACCTTCAGAGTTTTCACTGCCTATGACGCTATGAAATATTCCTTTTCTATCAGAGTCGTAAGAATCTGCATCTATGTGCTTGACGAGATTTGGACTAAAGATAACTAGCTGTTCATCAGAGCCTTCTTGACCCCCTTTGATTCCAGCGTAGCCTTCGTCTTGAAGGAATTTAGCAATAGTTGTCTTAGCTTTTTCATGGTTGTTTGGGTCAACAGCCTCAATCATGTAAGCGTACAAAAGCTCTCCATCAAACTCGTCGTCCATACTTAGCTTGTTAACAAGCCTTTCTCTAGACTCCATTGATAGATGACCATTACCTTGGAGTTTGTTTATTAAGAACAATGCGTCGTTACTTCCGTTTGTTCCCATTGTGTACAACTTGTCTTGACTTAAATCTAAGACATCTTGTTTTCTCACAAACAGAGGCATCACACCTGAGTGTTGTTTGTAACCAGTTACTATTGAGAAAGCTTTTTGTGCCGCATCTTTGGATTGATGCATCAACTCAAGCTCTCTGCCATGCAAGCCTTCTGTGACTTCGTCTAGTATACTGCTCATACCAAAGTGTTCGAACTCCATATCCATAATCTGTTCTTCGTATCTGGTTATGGTGTCAGATAAAGCTTCTGCTTCTTTCCTTGCTTGTGGGTCAGTAAGTGTGGCGATAATGTTGTCTCTTGCTGGTAGCCCACTTCTTTCCATTGGGTCAGCAAAGTCTCCAGCAAAATCTGCTCTTGGAGTTACATAAACTCCTGGTCCCATCATTCCGTTTATACTTGGCTTGATGTATACGTCGGGATTTTTGCTTTTGTTGAAAACATCTAGGGCTGGAGTTCCGTGATACATAACGTAGTCCATCAAGTCTTCGTCTTGACCAATGCCTAGGAACTCTCTTACCTTTAGTTGTCTGTCTAGAGGCATGCTGTCGATAACTTGTCTAGCATAAGTATTAGCTGTAGACATGCTTACTGCTGGATACTCAAACTCATCTACCAAGTTTTTGATTCTAAATTTATTTCTGTTAGGCGTGAACATGTCGCCATGATATGTCATCTGACGGAACATCTGCTTCACAGACTTTCTTCCTATCAGACCATTCACGACGTAAGCTACATACTCGTATAAGTTGTCTGCAAGTTGCATCAAGTATGGCTTGTTTTTCAGTTCTTGAAGCTGACCTTGACCATATCTCACATCAAAGATATTGCCTTTGGCTACCCTTTCTCCAAGCCATTGTGCCCAGCTTTCTACGAACCACTCTTCTGCAATATCTTCAGTTCTGTAGTCTGGGAACTGTTGATATAGAGATTTAATCTTTTGTGCCGCTGGGTCTCCTCTGTTGATAGCATCTGTAAAGGAGTCAAGGATTATGTCTCTGTCTTCTTGAGTGTGTATAGTTCGACTCATCATGTGACCAATTTCATGCATCACATCAAATGGGTCAGCGTCTCCTTTGTTAATTCCTATAGCATGACGTCTTAGTTGCTTTCTCATATCGTTGAAAGCTACGCCTTTGGTCGGAGCCATGTCTGCGTAACCAGCCTTTGAGCCTTGTAATGGTTTAGTTCCTGATATCGCATACAAATCCTTCATGCTCATAAAGGCTGTATTTTCTTCAATGTTATCTAATGCTGTCTTTCCTAATAGGTTAAGCATTCTGTACAACATGGTTCTTGCACCATGCTCTACCACTTTATCCCTATGAGTAATCTTAGATAGAACTTCTTTGATTGTTATTGGTGCATCTCCAGGAATGCCATTCTCATTGGAGTGCATTCTTGTTTGATGTGACTCAACTTCAAGTGCTCTGCCAACAACAGAAGATTTTACTTTGTTCGGAGTCTGGCTAAGTCTCATGCTGTAAGCTATTACGTCGTTAGCTTTGTCGTAATCACCAGCATTCACCAAGTCATCTAGTCTTTTTCGTAGATAGCTTAACTGCTCTGCTGGCTCTTGCTTTGCCATGTCTAAAGTAAACTCTCGGAAGAACTCCATTCTTGCTTTTTGTTTACTTTTATCAACCTCAACAAAAGGTGTAGCTTTTCTTCTATTGTGAATCTCTACCTTGAATGGCTTTGCATCAGGAGAGTTTGCTTCGAAACCTCCAGTCTTCACAATGTTTTGCAGAAGCTCTCCATCACTCATGTCTTTTGGAGACTTGCTTACAACTTCATCTGTCTGCACATTAGAATTTATAAAATCAACTCCCTCATCAAGAGATTGATTAACTATCTCTGCAAATTTGTGTGCTCTAGACTTTTGTCTCTTTGTAATTTTCTTAGCTATAGTGTTTCCAGCACTGTAAAGAACACCAGCTTTGTTAATGTTTGGAGCTTTGATTGTGTCGACTTTGTTCATTTGTGTGTTGAAGATTCTAACAAACTCTTCGATACCCATATCCAAAGCTACCACTAAGTCGTTGGCAACATTTTCCATGAGAAGCAAAGTCTTTTCTTCGACTGCGTCGCTACCCTTTATTTCAGCTTGTCTTTGGAAGTCACTACTCATCTGGTCGTTGAACGCCTCTTCAACGCCTTTTTCGTATGACTCGTCGTCTAACCTTTGCTGGTCAATAAGCTCTAGAAGTTCAGCCTCTTCATTTGCTGGTCTTGTTTTAAATCCAGCACCCTCGATTAGATTTTCTTCTATATTCTTATTTAGCTTTTGCAAATAAGCTTGCTCTTCTAATTGGTCAGCCTTGTTTTTGAAAGTCTTATCAAATGCTATTTGGTCTTTCATCATTTGATGTATTTTCATACTAGCCCTTAGAAGATTGCTTCTAGCAACTCTTGCTTTATGAAAATAGAAAGGCTTACGTTCTTTGCCGTCTGCACCAACAATAGTTTTCTTTGCGTAAAACGGTTCGTAAGTATTTCCTAAACCTGTTTTTGTTTTACGTCGTTTATAACTATCAAGTAGCAATATTCTCTTAGCACCATTGCCATGAGTAAATGTTCCAGGCTTCCCGCCGAACTTTGTGTATATGCTTTTAGCTACGTCGTAGATTTTTTCTTGCATATCTCTTGGGTTCGTCGTGCCTTCTGCATGTTGAGTCAGTAACTCTTCAAGCTCAATCTGCATTTCTCTCAACTCATACAACTGTTGAGCGGCAACTGATTCAATCCCAGCTATGTCTCCTTTACCAGCAAGCTGTCTTGCACTTGCGTACACCTTGGCAAACTGGTTTTTCATAAGACGACCATCAGTGACACCGCCTTTTGCGGCTCCAGGGTCAGGCATAATTCTTTCGAACAAGTCCTCCATTCTTGGGTCGACTGCTCTGTTATCTCTTTTGATAACAACAGCTATCAAGTTCTTTAGTTTTTCTGTAACTCTCTTAAACAACGAAGCTGTTTTTCCGTCTCTTTGTTTAAGAATGTATAAGCTGAATTGGTTAGCAAAAAACTCTTGTGGGCTTGTTATTTCATTGCTGAAAAAGCCAGGTAACTTTTGCTTCATAGCTTCTACATTTAAGCCACTGTTGCCCATGTATTCTTTACAAATATTCCAGAACTCAATCTTGTCACTGTTATCAAGCATATTGAAATATGCCCAGTGCCCTAGCTCATGGGCAAATGTAATCGCATGAGGAGTTAAGTTGGAATCCTCTGGATTGAGGGAGATTGTGTTTCCAACTCGACCTCTAAGATTTCTAGCATCTTGAGTTTTATAATGATTCAAACCATAAGCTTGCTCAAACTTAGGCATGTTTCTTTGTGGGTCAGCATGTATTCTGTTTTCTGTACCAGCAACTCTATTGAAGATACTTAGTATCTCATTGACGTTCTCTGGGTCTCTCTTGGTCAGAATATGTTTAAGGCTATCGTAACTTGCTTTTCTGCTTGCGTTAGTTAGCTTGACTCCATTTGGAAACTTTTTGTCTAGAGTTCTGTATCCAGCCGCAAGGTGACTGACGAATGCCTCCATGTCCTTGATGCTTCTAAAAGTGTTCCACCTTTGGGTTTCTAGTTGCATCAAGTATCTATGTAAGTCGCCATAAGTCCTGATATTGTTGTTAGCAATCCTCTTGCTCTTGAAGTCAGGGTCAAACTCCTCCGCTGGCAAAGCGTAGTTTTCTAACTCTTCTATATTTATTGGACGTCGTTGTCTGCTTCTTGGGCTTTCTTGCAACTTTATTTCTACTGGATTCTTTATAACTTTACTTGCACCAGCTTGTTTGCCTTGGATAACTTTTCCAGAGACATTGATAAAATAGTCTTCTGGATTTAAAGGACGTGCACTGGTTCTTGCTTCAATAGTGCTGTTCTTAGTTATCTTGCCATTTGATTGAAACTTATTGACTGTTACAAAGTGAAACTGGTTTTCTTTTAGTTTGCCTACCACTTCCCCTACAGTCTGTTTGTCGCCTTGCCAGAACACTCTTAGCTTTCCAAAGTCTTTGTGTGTCTGGTCACTTATCTGTATTGCCAAGACCTTGTCTTCTGGCAAATCAAACTCTGACGGTACTCTGTTAAAGTTTTCGTCAATCTCTGTAACATTACCGTCTTCGCCCTGTGCTACAGGATTGTTGTCTACGTCGTCGTTTTGTTGTACAGCCTTGTTGTCTTGATATCTTTCTGTGTCGCTCCAAGTTCTTTCTGTTGGAACCTCTGCATCTACTGGAGAGTCAACAACACCTTTCTTTTCAAGAAGCTTTGAAAGCTGTTTGTGAAACATCATAGCCATGACTTTATAAGTGTCATTAGCGTCGTTTGCTTGCATTGTAGTTAATCTGCCATCTATTCTGGCAACCACAGTGTAAGTATCGTCGGCTCCTTTTCTTACTGTGCCGACGTTTACTCCATCAATTACCAAAGCAGTTTCGGTTTCAGAAATCTTGTTGTACGAAATGTCGTTGTGCAAATCATACTGCTTGTTTTTGTACTGAATTATTTTTGGGTTCTTCTTTGTTCCCTCTGGCTTTGTGTTAGTGTTCTTTGACCTAGCTTGTTTTTGTGCGGCTTCTTGTATTACTTCAGTAGCTTTTGCCTCTGCTTCATCTTTAGTCAACTGTCCACTAGACATGTCTTCTTTTATTTTTTCTAACTTGCTTGCTGTTTCTTTATACTCAAGCTCAGTTTGCTCTAACTGATTTTCATAGTAATGAAGCTTATCAGCTATAGCATCAGGGTCGTCATTGCTTCCTGTTATCTCATTAACCCTGTCAGCAATCTCTTGTTTGTTGCCTTTAACATACTCGCCAGTTTCAGACATAGCCTTTCTGTGCTGATGGAAAGCATTAGCCAGTTCTTTAGTTACAGTTTTTGTAGACTCATTTTTGAGTCTTTTTTGCTGGGCTGGAGTAAGTTGTTTTTCTAATCTCTTTCTTTCTTTGGCAAGTTTTTTGAGTTCTAACTCAATAGCTACAGAGTCGCCCTTTTTCTTGCCACCTAGAATTTTATACTTCTCTTGTAGCAAGCCACCCATTTTTGCCATCACTTCGTCTAGCTGACGAATAGTTCCTTGCTTTAATGACAAGACTTCGTCTGCTGTTCTTTGTTCAGCAGTGGTCTTTCTTATTTCATTAAATATAGCTCTGGTTAGTTTGACTAACTCATCTCCATCAAAATCTTCTATTGGTCTGATTTCTGCCGCAGTATTACCAGATGAAGCAAAATCTATCCTCTGCTCTCTTTGATTAACTATTCGTAGCGGAACGTCTGTATCTAAGTTACCTAGACCACCACCTTGGGTGTCGTAATCTCGTACAATTTTCTGCATATTACGTTTGGCGTAGAACAGTATATCATCATGTTTTTCAACAAGTTTTTCTTTCTTCCTAGCATCTGCTATGAACTTAAATATTTCTGCTTTTGTGTATCCGTCGTCTTTTAGCTGTTGAAATACGTCGTCTTCTATCTCGCCCCTATCATTACCGACGTATGTGACTTCTTTCATATTCAAGTCTTCTTGGTGCTTTATAAAGGCATTTTTTGAACTCACATAAGAAGTCGCTGACTTCTCCATAAATTCAGGGTCTCTGAAAGTTTTGTACTTATCAGTTCCTTTTAGTCTATCTGATTTTTCTTGTGCTCTTTTGACAGCATAGTCATTGACCACCATTCTTGTGCTTTGGTTGTTCTCTAACTTTGCTAAGTCACTTCTACGACGTGCAGTCGCACCTGGGCTATAAATTAGGTTTATGCCGTTCTCGCCTTTGACTACGTCTTTTTCAATTAGGTTACCAAAGTACATTTCAGGCGAGCTTGGGTTCAGACCTTGCAAAATACTTTGAACCCTACCAATCATGTTATTGGTAACTCCACCAGAGTCAGGCTTTCCTGTGCCAGTGTTTATGTGTCCAATCCTTTGTATCTGTCTGCCCATGTACTCAGCATTGTCGCCAAAAGAATCGTCAACGCTAGTGTCTCTCATGGTTCTTGTTGACAGACCTTTTGTGCTGTACTTACTTCCGTTCCTCATAATTCCGACGAAAGCTTGGCTCTGCAAGAACCTTTCCCACTGGTTCTCAAGTGTAGCTTTTGCAATCCTAGTTATAACTTCTGGCTGTAACCCTTTGTTTCTTAGGCTTATAACAAACCTTTTCTTCATGTCATTCCAAGGAGTTTTTAAGTCTGGATACTTTTTTAACTCACTCTCAATAGCATCAATCAAAGCTTTGTTGTCTTTGATTTCATCTGCTCTCAAAAGAGTTGGGTCAAAGTTAGTGTCTAGCACTTTGAGAACTTCTTGACCAAATGTTGTGTCCGCACCATGCTCTTGTATAATCATATCTCTGAGCATTGTTGCGTTTGCTTCTGGAAACTCCAACACTGTTTTGGCAATAACATTTAAATGCTGTGAAGCTCTCCAATCTGCAAAAGTTTGCAATGCATGTGGCTGAAAACGAGGTTCGAACATCTCCTTTATAGCCGCAGTCATTATGGTTTCATCAAAAATGAATGGGGGCGTCATGGACTTTCGTCCATTTTGGAAAGCTCTAAGCATAGCAAAGAAGCCTTCCCTTCCTTGCTTATACTCAAAAGCTTCTCTTAAAATCTCTTTTCTAGCTGACCTGTCTGCCAAAGTGTTGCCTCTTGGCATAACATCAAGAATCTTTTTGACTGCTGTCTCATCAACAATAAGGTTTTTCAAAATGTTTCTTACGTTAGCAACTGTGTATTTTACGTTGTCTAACTCTGCGTCAAACTGCTCTACTGTATTGAAAAATTGAGCTTTAAATTCTTGAGCAACATCAGATTCTGTTGTGTAATGTTCGTCCTCAATATCTTGCAGAGTTTGGTCTACAATCTCTCGCTCTTGTTCAAGAGCATCTTTTTCTATTTTTGCTTGCTTCCTAAGACGAAGCTCATCAAGTTCTTTCTTTGCCTCTGCTCTAGCTTCTTTGCTAACAATCTTGTCTTCCAGAGTTTTTATTTTCTCTAGGTCTGGGTTTTCTTTTTGCTTCTCTTCATCTATCAAACGTCTAAATCTTGCGTTTGATTTTTCAAAACTATCTTTATTCCTTCCAAGCAACTCTTCTAGTTTTGCGACTCTGTCTGCATCAGATTCAGTAAACTCAACTTCTGGTTCGTCTTTCGTCTCCTGAGTAGCCGTTGTCTCGTCTTCTGGGGCTTTCGTCGTTGTTGTGTCGCCTTCTTGTCGTGCAGTTCCTGTAGCTTGGTCAGCTATATTTTCCATTTGCTGTGCTTGAGTGTTGCCTTGAGCGGCAGAGTCAGCATTATCCATGTCTGTGCGAGAGATAATTTGCCCAGGACCAATCTCTTCTATGATTGTATTAACTAGATTTTCGTCTGCATTTACGTCGCCATTTGCTATATCTTGTCTGTACTTTGCTCGTATAGCTCTGATGATAGTTTCGTTTTCTTCGAACCTCTTGCTCAAACCATCAAGTGCTTCACTTGGTTGTTGTAATGTTTCTTGCTTTGCAGTTTCTTTTGAAATCTTGCCAGCCATCTGTGGCTTGATGACAGAGTCATAATCTTTATAAAACTTTACCTTCTGAATGTTGGCATTGACCTTTTGTATCTCTGGGTCATTGATATATTCTTCAGGAGAAAGATTATTCGCTTGTGCTTCATTTATTAAGTCGTCTCTTTCTTCTTCGAACCTTTTTATGATTTGGTCGAGTACGTCGTTATCTTCTTTTGTAGAACCTATAGAACCTTCGTCTTGGTCTCCGTCTGGAGCATCTGCTCTTACTGTCGGACTGATGTCTGCATTTGGCTCAATCTTTTTGTTAGATATGTTTCTTGCTCTATCAAACATGCCTTGCACGATTGGGTTTGCATCAGCAAGTCTGCCATCTAGTGCTTTTGTAGTTCTTTCAACTGGAGTGGTAGTACCATCAGGATTGGTTATAAAGTCTGAGTCTTGTCTGCCACCTTCTGGTACATTTGTAGCCCTACCCAAACCAACTAAATCACCCTGTTGTTCTGGTGTAAGCTGTTGTATTCCAGCTTTTTGCTGTGCCCTTTGAGAAGCCTGGCTATCAAATATAAGCCTACCAGCTTTACTAATAATAGGTATGTCTTGCCCAAGTTTTCTTTGAATCATGTTGGGAACATTAGGAGCTATAGCACCCAAAGTACCAAAGCCAGCACCCATGCCACCGCCTATAACACCTCCGAATGCAGATGCTTTCGCTGTCTGACCAAAGCTGTATTCGTCTTGAAGTCCAATGTTTATGTTTCTGTGCTGTGTTCCAATATCAATGATGCCTTCAATACCAGCACCGAGGGTAGCCTCTGTTTTTGCACCTTGCAGTCCACCAGCTATAAGTCCTTTTTTGACTAACTGTTTTCTAGTTAATCCTTTTGCCGCAGTGCCAACTGCTAGTCGTGCCGCCGTTCCACCAGAACCAAAGCCGATTAGGTTTAGTGGGTCAACAAGCATTCGACCAGCTATACCTAGTACGTCGTCAAAGCCATCTATAAGTGCAGTTGTTCCTACGCTGTCATAAACTTTCTGTATCCTAGCGAGCCTTCTTTTTTGTGGTTCTGACATGGAGTAAGAGCCAGCAAGGTCAATCATTACCCCACCAGTGTGTAAGTTTCTCCAACGTCTGTCGCTCACGAAATGATTTATAGCTTCTTCTTTGTTAGCAAAGCTTTTACCGTCACGCTCACCGTAAAAGTCGTATAGGTCTCCTATAAACCTATCGTCGTCCAATAAGGCTTCGGCTTCTGCTTCTGTAATGTTTTGGGTGTAATCGGTTTTACCGTATTCGTTGATTCCTGATTTTGGCTCTGACATTGAGGTGGCTGACCCACCCATCAGGATATTGTACATTTCTTGATTCATTGGATACTCCAGTTTTCCAAAGTTATTTTCTTATCTTATTGTATTAATTGTTATTGTTCGTCCTACTGTATCCTTCCCATTTGTTTTAATATGTTAATGACCAGTTGTGCTCTTTGTTGTAGACCTCTAGACATTCCACGAGTTGAGCCTTGAAGGTCAATATAGTCAGCAAAATCTTGGAAAGTATTTACACTCGGAGGCAGTATTCCTGGGGTTACTTGATTTTGTGCTTTTGCGGCGTCGAAGAATGTTACTATCGTCTGTGCTACGTCGTTTGCTGATGAGTTTCTATCTATGCCCTGAAGACCTGGTGAATATGGTGCAAATTGTCCGCCACCACTTGTGAGCAAGCTTGACCTTAAATTACGAGGGTCAAGTGTTATTTGCCCGAATACAGCGTTTACACCCCCACTAGAAGTTGTTGTTGGAGGATACTTTGAGAATACTCCGTCTTTGTGTGTGTACTGCATATTCTTTTTCAATGGCTCTCCATCTGAATCAAGAAGATACTCAGGACTACTTGGGTCACTGCTTGTGTCTTTCAGAGGCACAACAATTCCCAGTCTCCTTGCTTGACTAGAGCTTGCTGTTGAAAAGAAGTTTGTTGGAAGCTTATAACCGTTTTTAATGTTACCCATTTCTTCCGTAAATATTTCGTTAATGGCTTTATCTAAAAGTTCTTTAATGTTTCCGTCACCATTAGTTATGTCTAAATCATTAAAAGCACCTTTAGCACCTTGAGATTCTAAAACTTTTGCCTTTGCTACAAGGTCTTTGTTTTTAGTTAACTCAATTATTAACTCTTGTATTTTATTTTCATCACCAAAAGTGCTGGCTATATTGTCAAACACACTTAATTCCATAAGCTTGTTTTTGATGACTGTCTTTAAAGTAGTTTGAAAATCTTTACTTATGGTAGGCACTACCTCTTGTTTGAAGCTAGTGCCAGGTGGGTATATAAATTTCTTATTGCCCATCATCTTTTTTCTCATAAGCATGAACTCTGGCTTCCTAACCATGAATTTTTTTTCTTTCATGTATTGAACCATTTGACCTATTTTTTCTTCGTTTACTTCATTCAGATTGAAGTCATCTCCAAATGCGTCTCTCATCAAGGATATAAACATTGATGGCTCTATTCCTGGAGCAAGAACGTAACCATCTCCAACAACTCTTGATGAAGCTATAAATCCACCTATTTTTACTATGTCGTCTTTTTTGCCAGACGTGCCAAAAAATCGTGAGGTAGTACTGGCAATGTTCTTGGCAATTTCAATAGCCTCCTCTAAAGCCTCTTGAGATAGTTTAAGAGTCTTATCATTCTCTTCTTTGTACTCTGTGGCATAGTTATTTGTAGCGGCAGTTGCGGCTCTAACAGCTAAAACTTTAAACCTTGCGTACTCGGCTGATTCTTTCGCATCTTCGGTAGGAAAGCCATCAGAATCAGTTTCTATTACGCTCAGACCCAAGCCCATTCTAACGGCATTATATTCTCTTAAAACTTTTGGAGACTTCCAGCCATTTTTCAAAGCTTCTAAGAAAACCTTGTTTGATACAATAGCCGCACCAAACTTGTCCTCTCTTACTCTTGTGTCTGCTTCAACTGCATCATTTACATTGTCTTGTAGTATTTTCTTTAGGTCTTCCTTTAATGTCTTTAATTCATTTGCATTGTACTGAGAAGTATCTAGTTTGCTTTGAATAATCATGCCCTCAACAATATTGTCGAGTTGTTCTGGCTGAACCTCTCTGATGTTTGCTGGAGCATAGTCTTGAGCAAGTTTAAAAAGAGCCGCTCTGTTTTCTGTCGTAACCTTATTAAATTTTTCTTGCATGTAAACTCTGACAGCATCTTTCTTCCAATTAGGAAGATTGTTTTTGTTCATAACCTCTTCGGCTCTAGTTAAGGAGTCTACGTTTTTTAGCTGACTTTCAAAAAACTTTAAGCCAGCGTTTGCTCTTTCTGTATTTATCTCTTCTTCTAGCCTACCACTGTACATATCCCATATTTCTAGACCCAACTCTTGGTTGTCTTTGAAATTCATCATAAAATTTTCTTTAGCGGCTTCTTTGTCTGTAGGGTCTATGTCCAAATTCTTCTGCAACCAACTACTGAATGTTTCTGATATTGTTTTATTTGCCTCAACAAACTTTGCGTCTTCCAGTTTTCTTGTCTGCAAAGAGCGTTGGTTTGTTCTTTTTGCTAAGTCGTCTAGCAGTTCTCCTGGACCAAGGTCTCGTAAGAAAAAAGCGTCCCCTCCTGACAAAGAGTTTCTGTACTGTTGAAACTCCTCGGCAGTTACCTGTTCGC